TTTTTTCTTTCTTTATAGTATAAAGAATATAACATAAAATGGGTGGTGGTCTTCTTCAATTAGTCGCTTATGGCGCACAAGATGTTTATTTAACTGGTAATCCTCAAATTACCTTTTTCAAAGCTGTCTACCGCAGACATACTAATTTTGCTATTGAAGCTATTCAACAAACTTTCAATGGCACCCCTGGTTACGGTCAGCGTGTAACAAGCACTATTTCCAGAAATGGTGATTTAATACACCGTGTATATCTTACTGTTGATCTTTCTAATTCATCTGGAGATGAACTATGTAAATTCTTCGGTCATCGCCTTGTCAATTACGTTGAAGTAGAAATTGGTGGTCAAAAGATTGACAAACAATATTCTCACTGGATGTACATCTGGAATGAACTTTCTCTCCCTATCTCCAAGAGAGATGGATACTACAAAATGATTGGTGCTGTTGGTGGCCAACCTGGAACTAATATGGAAAAACAATTATATATCCCCCTTGAATTCTGGTTCTGTCGTAACATAGGTCTTGCCCTCCCTCTTATTTCTCTTCAATACCACGAAGTTAAAATAAATCTTCAATTTGAAACTTCTGCTAAATGCCAAGGTGGTGCTACTGCTCTTACTGGAAGCTTTGATGCTTCCCTTTGGGTAGATTACATCTTCCTTGATACTGATGAACGCCGTAGATTTGCTCAACTTTCACATGAATATCTTATTGAACAACTTCAATTTACCGGTCAAGAATCCATCCAAAGCAAAGACATGAAATCTAAATTAAATTTCAATCACCCTTGCAAAGAACTTGTATGGTTTGTAACTGATTCATCTACTAATTCTGGAAATAATAACTGGATGAACTACACTACTGTTGCTGCCGATAATACCTATAAATTAGCTTCAGATGATGATGTTGCTGATATGATAAGTAAACTTTCCGGAAGCAGTGTATCCAGCAAAAATCCTATTGCCGCAGCTAAACTTGTTCTTAATGGCAATGACAGATTCTCTCAACGTGATGGTTTATACTTCAATCTTGTTCAACCTTTCCAACATCACGAAAATGTACCTGTCAATGCTGGTATCAATGTTTACTCATTCGCTCTTAAACCTGAAGAACACCAACCCTCTGGCACTCTTAACATGTCACGCATAGATACCGCTGTTCTTAACATAACTACCAATTACACTTCTACTGATATGAAGAACCTTAATGTTTATGCTGTCAACTACAATGTCCTCCGTATTATGTCTGGTATGGGTGGCATTGCTTACAGCAATTAAATTGATTAGAGCAAAATAAAAATAAAATATTTCATTTTTTTTCTTATATTATAGTATAAAGAATATAACATAAAATGGGTGGTGGTCTTCTTCAATTAGTCGCTTATGGCGCACAAGATGTTTATTTAACCGGTAATCCTCAAATTACCTTTTTCAAAGTTGTCTATCGTAGACACACTAACTTCGCTATGGAAGCCATTGAACAATCATTCAATGGTAATAACAACTTCGGTTCTTCTGTAAGCGTTCTTATCACTCGTAATGGAGATCTTATCCACCGCATATACTATAACGCTAAGATACAAAATAATAATGCCGTTGGATATCAAGTCGATGGAACTACTGTAGATCCTGTTAAAGGTGCTGTAGCCCTTGTTCCTTATTTTGGTCAAAAACTTCTTAAGAGCATTGAACTTGAAATTGGTGGCCAAAAGATTGATAAACATTATTCTGAATGGCTCTACATCTGGAATGAACTTTCTATCCCCGCTGGTAAAAAAGCAGGTTATCGCCAAATGGTTGGTGGTGATGAAGAAAATCGTGCTGTTGTTTTAGCCGCTCAATCCAGTTATGAAGTTTATGTCCCCCTCGAATTCTGGTTCTGTCGCAATGTAGGTCTTGCTCTTCCTCTTATTGCTCTTCAATACCACGAAGTTAAAATAAATATTTCATATTCTTCTGCATCAGAAATGGTTAACGCATCAGCTGACGTATCTGCTAATAATTTTACCGCCTCAACTCAAAACAATAATGCTTTCACAGGCACCGCTTCAAATCTTGCTCTTACTGATGTTTCCCTTTGGGTAGATTACATCTTCCTCGATACTGATGAACGCCGCAGATTCGCTCAACTTTCACATGAATATCTTATTGAACAACTTCAATTCACTGGTTCTGACACTATCACCGCAAGTGCTTCATCTGATAACATGAAGAGTTCACGTATGACTTTCAACCATCCCTGTAAAGAACTTATCTGGACTGTACACAATGACACAAGTGCTGCCACTTATTGGAATAATTTCTCAGACAGTTCTACAAACATATACGAAACTGCTCTTAACCCTGTCCTTAAAGCTAAGATACAACTTAATGGAAACGACCGTTTCACTGAACGCCCAGGAACTTACTTCTCATATGTTCAACCTTATCAACACCACGAATGCACTCCTTCTGTCTACCACAATGGCATCAATGTTTACTCATTTGCTCTTAAACCCGAAGAACACCAACCATCTGGCACTCTTAACATGTCACGCATAGATACCGCTGTTCTCTCTGTTGCATCATCTGTTGCTGGTAACTTATCAATCTATGCTGTCAACTACAATGTCCTCCGTATCATGTCTGGTATGGGTGGTCTCGCATACAGCAATTAAATAATTTTTTTTACATTTTATTAAAATAAAAATGAACAATGCCTTTATTAAAGAAATATATGTATCATCTTTACTATCAAAGTTATCATATTATCAACCATCTGAGTTTTTTAAATTGATAAGTAATGGAAAATCAGAATTCAATGATTTATATAATATAATAATAAACAACCATTTATATTTCATAGAAGAAGAAGATGTAAAATGCATATTATTCAAATACAATGATATTATATACATTTCATTATATTCTGAGTTGAATTATAATCAAAATCAAAAATTAACAAAAATATGCAAAAAAATAAAGGTTCATAAAGGAACTTTTGATATTTATAAAAGAATAGAAAATGATATATGCAAAAATATTTCAAAACTTGTAGATGAAAACACTGTAAATATAAATATCTCTGGATTTTATGTTGCCGGATCACTTGCTACAATTATTGCAGCATGTATGGGTGACAAGTATAATAATATATATCTTGTTACTTGTGTTACTTTTGCAAGCCCAAAAGTAGGTAATTATCATTTTAAAAAATATTTTAATAAATATACAAATCGTTCATATAGAGTCAATACGGTTGATGATAATTATATTAGATTTACTAATTATAAACATGTTTCTAATACAATCTTAATAACAAACAATCATATTATGTGTGTAGCAAAAGAAAATTATTATAAAAAATGGACAGATATATTTGTTAAAGAAAAATCAAAAAAAATAGATTCTATTGATACATATATTCAATATCTTAAAAATATTTGTTCAAATAAAACATCATCTATTGAAATTGCACGCGATGCTAAATTATAACATTATGTAACAATACAAATACATTAAAGAATACTATTTTCCCAATATGAAATGATTTTGCCATATGAAAATTAGTAAGTTCATTTTTAAATGAAGAACATTTCTTTTCAGTATATTTATCATATTCTTTTTCATAAAAATAACGAATACATCTGTATTTTTGTGTTTTTAATTTGTTCATAGAAAAGTTTTCAGGTATATAATTATCTGAAAACTGCACCAATAATATACAATTAACAATCATACAAAACATAATAAAGAGTACGTTATAGATTTTCATTGTTATTTAGATCAAGTCTAAAAAATAATAATCATTTTTTTAACCCGATTATATATAATCCTACAAAATATATTGTTACGATAATATTTACATATATTCGCAATATTATCATATCATATTCACTTAGACCAAACATGTATCTTGGTTCAAACATTTCTTCTTCTTCGTTTTTATATGACATTTTGTATACATGTGTTCTGTTACCATTAAATGTTGTATTGGTATTATTTTTTAACATGATATTTGAATTATTTGGTGTTTTGGACATTCTTAAAGGAAATTGCTTTGATGAAAGTTTTAAATATGGTTGATGTATGAAGCTATCGCTATCAATAAATTGTAATATAAATAACAAACTTAATAAAGATTTCATTGATATTTCAATATAAAAAGTTTTTATATAATTTAATTAATGAAACATAATAATCAATACTATTTAACAAATAAGCATACTTTTTTGCTGAATAGGAAAAAAAGAAAACCATTTGTTTTTGGATATCTACAAATATTAATTCAATCTATATTTAAGAAAATTAAACGATTTTAGGCTTTTTAGCATCTCTTTCGCGACCAACAATTGTAAAATAACAATCTGCGCATATTTCAACATCAGATAAAGCTCTATGGAGTTGTGTAATACTTTTATCAAACAAGTATTCATATAATTCAATAAGTTTCGGACTCTTTTTTGTTTTCATTAGATCTTTTCCCATTTTCATAGTGCAAATCAACAATGGTTTATTTTTGAAATAATCAATTAATTTTTCATTACCATATCTATAACATTCGGAAAGGATAATATTCAAATCAAAGTAAATATTATGTGCTACAATTTTCTCAACATTTTCAAAATCGCTATGCATAGTACTCAGTGCTTCATTAATGCATATACCTTTTGATTTAGCTTCTTCGTATGTGATACCGTGAATTTCAGTGTTATTAATTTCAAATCCATCAGGAATAATTAAACTATTAAACTGTTTCACAACATTACCTTCATTATTATAAATTTTATAAGCAATTTCAATAACACGAGAAGAATTATAATAATTTATAAGAGAGGGATGATGATATTTATTAAATCCTTGTGTAATTGGTAGTCCAGAAGTTTCTGTATCAATTACAGCAATCATTGTTGAAATAATTTATATATTTTTTAGGTCATTTTTTTGTTAAACATTAAATGATTTTTTTATGAAAATCATAATTGGCAACTCGCCATTTCTGATTCTGGAAATGGGTTTTTCGCCATAATTGTAAATATCAAATAAATTGTATCCGTCATAATTGATAAATATTAAGTATATTAAAAATAATATTAATCCAAATACAACATCGTTTATACTTTTTTCAAAATTACTAAAATAGATCATTGGAAGAAATTTCATCAAAAAATTGATAATAACAAATATTGAAATATTTATATATTGTTGTTCAGAGTTTTTAAATACAATCAATAAGTATAATAATGTGACAAATATGAATATATTTGCACAAACTAATATGTAATATGGATTAAAACTTAAAATACCAATTTCATATAAAATACACCAAATTAATATCCAATAAGAGAATAAATGCTGTGAAGACACCATTACAATAGTTACAGAAAAAAGTTATATAACAATTTTATTATATTATATAATAATAATGTCAGAAGAGGAATATTTAAGTGCTGATGATAATATAAATGATTTTAATATTAATAAAAAAACAATTGCTGTCAAAAATGAAACTACTGTTCTTGTAGAGTTATCCTTTTACGAATTACTGAATTTTGCTGATTCATGGAGTTACAATAGAAGAATTGATAATGAAAAAGCAAATGAATTATATGAGACCTTATGCGAAAGTTACGATATTCCCTGGACTTTACACGCTATATATGATACGACAAAAGATATCAAAAAAATTCTTATCCTCGATGGACAGCATAGAAAAAAAGCAATAGAAAAATATATAGAATATTTTAATGAGAATTCAGTATGTGATTTTAAAGTATGGGTTTGGTTATATTTACTTGATAATTCAGAAACAAACAATAGTGACATAGCAGTAAATCTTTTTAAAAAAATCAATAATAATCGAATTTTTAAAGAAGATGAATTACCAAATACATTTGTTATAGATTTGGTCAAACAAGTTAGTTCAAATAATATTTTAAAAAAAGGGATAAGAAATAATGATGCCAACAGTACAGCACACGTTCCTTATATACACAAAAAAGAGTTGAATGCAATTTTTAATGAGAATATAGAATATTTACAAGGCATGTCAATATCGGATATAGTATACAATATGGTACAAATTAATCATCGCATTAGTATGAAAAATTATGATAATTTATATGGTAAAAATGTATTAGGATGTGTTAAAAAATACGAAAGAGCCAAATCAATACAATTTTTTTTAAATCTCGGAAAAATGTCTAAATACCCAATTACAAAATGGATAAAATATATTAACAATGTGGATAAATTTGAATAAAAGAAATGAAAATATATAATAGAAAAATGTATTATATCTGGTCACTGATAATATCTATAATAATTTTTTTGGCAATTCAATATAATGAATATGAAAAAAATAAGAGTAAATATAATTTATATTCTTTATCAAATATTGGTACATTTATGATAATATTTGTTGTACTTACAATAATATTGTATATGACATCAAATAATTATATCTTTGAAACCACATCTAAAGAAATAAATAGTACTAGTAACAACATAATTGATCCTAATATGTTGAAAAAAATTCCTGAACCGATATATACCGGTTTTACACCATATCATCATAATGATTAGGAAGGTTCTTAAAAATCATTATAAAATAAGCAAATGCTAAACAGAACATTTATTTTATGATATAAATATAATATATATTTAAATAATTATCAATGAAATTAGAATTAAAAAAATTTGATCCTTCAAAAATAGCATCAGATTCTGTAGTAGTTTTCATTGGAAAAAGAAATACAGGAAAATCTTATTGTATGAAGGATGTATTGAACTATCATAGAGACATTCCTGTTGGTGTAGTAATTAGTCCTACGGAAAGAGCAAATGGATATTTTGAAAAGTTCATACCAAAAATGTTGATTTATGATGAATGTGAAGAACAAACTATCAAAAAGTTTTTAGATAGACAAATTAATATCACTACTGAAAGAAAAAAGGAATTAAAAAAGATTGGTTCTTCCAGAATAGATCCAAGAGCATTTTTAATATTAGATGATTGTCTATATGACAAGAGATGGATTAATAATATAAATATTCGTTCTATTTTTATGAATGGTCGTCATTACAAAATATTTTTCTTAATTACCATGCAGTACGCACTTGGACTTCCTCCTGTACTGAGAAATAATATTGACTATATATTTATATTTAGAAATAATATAATTAAAGAGAAACAAAAAATATATGATTGTTATGCTGGTATGTTTCCTACTTTTGAAGCATTTAATCAAGTTATGAATCAAACTACTGAAAATTATGAATGTATGGTAATTGATAATAAAATACAAAGTAATAAAATTGAAGACCAAGTTTTTTGGTATAAAGCTACTGATACTAATTTTAGAATGTGTACTAATGATTTATGGGAATTGCAAGCATTAGAGGATCAAAGAAAAGAATTTGGAAATGAAGATGATGACGAAGAACCATTTGACTCTGGTGTATTTGCTAAAAAAAAGAATACTAATGTTATTAATGTCAAGAAGACTGCTCATCGGAAGTATTAGATACAATATCATCTTCTTGATTATTTTCTTTTATTGAGTCTTCTGATTCTAATACTTTGTCCATTTCTTTAATAGCTTCTTTACGAATATTAATAATTTTATTTACATAGCTATTTTCATACAACATATCATACATTCTTTTCAAATCAACAAACATTTTTTACCACTTATAGTTATATTTTAAATCTTAAATATTTTTAGTACCTATCTGCAAAATATTGCGGTGCTTGATTTCTATATATTGTAGCAGTAAATTCACGACCTTGATAAATTTCTATTTGTAACTTATCACCATCGTATATTTCTCTGCATCCTATACTATCTTCACAATCCATATTTTGATGTTTTATAGGCAATCTCATCATATTATTTTTATCTGTAGCTGTATAGTAATTCCATCTATCGCGATTATTATGTAATTTTTTGGCAAATAATGGAAGAACAATTGGTTCCTTATCTGTTTCATTAGCTGTTAAAATGCCAATTTGTTGATATTCATTACTATTATACTTCGGTAATTCATCAGGATGAATAAGACTTTTATCACTTGATGTATTATTGGATACTACTTCTTTTTCTATTGTTTTAATGATTATTTTTTCACTTGGTTTTTGTAACAAAAAATAAAGCATAATACCAATTATAAATAATAATACAATAATAACTATTGATAATAATATATAAATATGATTTTGATTTTTAGGCATTAATATCTATTTAAAGGTCATTAAAAAAATACTGGTCTTTTTCTAACATTATCAGTGGTTTCTATTTTTACAACTTTTATATTAGCATCAGAATCATCAGATGAATCATTGTCAGATTTAAACCCGTTATCTAATTCCGAAGATTCATCAGAATCTTTGACAAAATCTTCATCGTCTTGTTGTGCATCTTCATTGTCTTGTTGTGCATCTTCATTGTCTTGTTGTGCATCTTCATCGTCTTGTTCTGCATCTTGATTGTCTTGTTCTGAATCTTCATCGTCTTGTTCTGCATCTTCATCGTCTTGTTCTGCATCTTCATCGTCTTGTTCTGCATCTTCATCGTCTTGTTCTGCATCTTCATCGTCTTGTTCTGAATCTTCATCGTCTTGTTCTGCATCTTCATCGTTTTGGTCAGTTTCATCACTTTGTTCATCATTACTTTCTTCTGTTACTTTCATTTCAATTTTTTGATCAATGATTGGTTTGGGTGAAATATTTGATTCATCGTATTGACTTTCAACTATTTCATTTTGTATTTCATTATCGTCAATTGTATCTTCTTCTTTTGTATGAATATCCTTGTTTCTTGATTTTTTTTTCATGGATTTACTTATTATATTGTCAAGTTCTTCAATTACTTCTTTTATATTTATACATTGTCTTAATGCTTTTGATATCATTTTTCTAATATTTGTTTCAATAATGTTCATATTGTTTTGTATCTGTACAGTTGTTAAATTAGCCTGATAATATAAATAAGAATGCTTCCAAGAAAAGTTAGCAGCATTTATAAAACATTTGTGTATAAAATCTTCCATAGAAGGAATTTTTATTTTGATATTTTTTATTGATGCATCATGTTCCAAGAATTTAATTTTTAAGCTTGTCATTATAGTGAGTTTTAATAATTTATGAATATAACTACAATCTGCTTTTTTAATAATATTAGCAGTTTCTAATTCAATAATATGATTATTCCATTTTGGAATTTTTTCTAATTCTTTTTGAAATAGTTTTAAAGAATTGGATGTCTTTCCGCAACTTAAATATATTTCATAAATGCGTTCACAAATAGGTGTAGATAAAGCATCGTACAATATATCTGTATATTCTTTTTTAGTATCTACTAAACTCTGCATACTTTACTAAAAATATATTGAAATTATAACTTTATATAGAGTTTGAAATAAAAAAATTATACTTTAATTGGATTGATATTTATATTAAAATCATTTTTCTCTAATGATTTTAATACTGAACCGTCAAGTCTATCAGCAAAAGCATTTGCATTCTCGGTATCTCTTGTAAGATTACATTCAGTAATTTCTGGTCTTGTTTGATATATAACCCCGATATTACCTTTTTCACGAGCAGCATAACTATCTTCAATTAATTTATTGAATTTCATACTAACATTGCTCTTATCAATTGGAATGTTCATTCTACCTGGATTGGGTGTTCCACCTGCATCAATAAGAAGTTGTTCTCTTGCCCCATCAATTTCTGCATTTTCTTCAGCTTCTCTACTTACTTGTCTATATTCACATGTAGCCTTGGCAATACCAATGTTTTCATTATCAACAGTAAATTGTTTGTGACTATTACGAAGGTCAATATCTGTTGTGGCATATGCACCTAATATACTATTTATTACTCCACCAATGAATCCAAGTTCTGCTTTTCCATTTATAGTTGTTTCTTTCATTGTTCTCTTGGCAATTTCTGGATTATACATATATACTCTATAAGTTCCTTTTCCTATATTTCTGGTGGTGTCTTGAATAGGTAATGTTTCTCTTAATGTTTTCTTTGCATCATCTTGTATTGCTGAATAAGAAGCATCAGGTCCTGTTAAATTAAGATTTTCACTATCATGAACGGTGGTTTCTTTTACAGTTGTCTTGGCTGTATCATGTAAAGCGCTATATGAAGCATCTGGGCCAGCTAAATTAAGTGTATCGCTATCATGAATAGTAGTTTCTTTGACAGTTGTTCTCATATTATCATCTTTATCTTGAACAGTAAGTTTATTAGGCATTTGTATACTTGTATTGCCGGCAGCTCGTGGAGCATTTACTAAATATTCTTTGAGTGATAATTTCATTACATCTAATAAAGGATTGATAGCAGCTTTTACAGAACTTGTTAAATTAGCAATAGGAGTAGCAGTTTGTGTAGTATTTCTTTCATTATCATAAACAATTATCTTACTTTTCCCATAATCATCATTATCTGCAACACCTTGTATATTTACATACTTTGGCGCACCTTTGTATTCTTTATGAGAAGTCTGACGATGTGTACTTTTAATAGCTAATTCCGAACGTACAGCATCTTTAGTGTGAATAGACCTTGATTTAAACCAATTTCCAATATCTTGAGAATATGTTGTTTCTGGTCTATTTTTTTTTAATGGCATAACAACAGCTCTTTGTTCTGTCTTTTTAGCAGGTCCGACAATAGGAACTTCAAAATTACTACTTTTTTGATTAATTTTTGAACGTAATTCATCAATTGATTTTGGTAGAGCATATTCTCTTGTATCTATTTGTTGGAACCCACCAGTTCCTTCCGTTGAATACCCTTTATTTAAACCAGGTCCAATGTTTTGTTGTTTAAATGGTAAAACATTATTCATTACTTTTGAGACAGTAAGACGATCTTTTAAAAAATCATTTACTATTTTGGCACCATTAATATTGTTAACATTATTTTGTGGAGTATTTTGATTGATTACTTCTTTCTTGCCTTGATATAGCTTATTGACACCGGTATTATTATCTAATTGAGAAGTAAATCTTTCAACGTTTTGAGTAACATTACCTTTTATAAAAGGTTGCATATTGTTATGTGTAAATTTAGATTTATCTATGGCTTCACCACTTAATAAAGAAACTTCGTCAGAAACTGGAGAAAACATAGATGAAAAAGCCGGTTGTGGAACAACACCAGATTTCATCGGATATTTCGACATTTCATAATTTTTTCTTGCTTTTTCTCTTTCATCTGATATTATATGATTCAAATGATTTGATTCATATATATTTTTCATAGATGGTTTATCCATGGATGCCAATTCCATCATTATTGTCCTCTTAACATTAATACATAAAAAATAGTACCAAAAATATACACTTTTTACATTAATGTATTCAATATATAATCTAAAATATGTAGAGGATTATCATTGTGATAAGAAATATATTCACCAGTTATTATAAAAATATTTTCAAATAATTTATCTATATTATTGTCATTGTCAATAATGTGATGTTCAAAATTATCAAAAATTATAATATTATTAGTTTTAATGGAATATACATTTCCAAGTATATTGTATTTGATTGTTTGTTGTCTGTAATGATCATTAATTAATATATTATTAACATCTATAGTTTTAAAATTAATATGGTGTTCATAAAACAATAAATATAATAATAATATAGTTTGTCTAATTATATTGTTATCTAAATTCCTTTTTGGATAATATGGTGATATAATGACCGCTAAATCTTCTTCTTGATGATTTTCAGATGTTAAATAATATATTATATCAAATTCTGTTTCAAAATAACAATAATGCTTTATAACATTTGGATGTTTAATCTTATTTGTAATTTCATAATCCTTTAAGAGATATGTATTATCCCATGAACAAGTTTTGATAATGAAACCATTATTTTGATCTAACAGTTTATTCAATAAATGTTTCCGACGTTTGAAAAATCTCAACTCGTGATTATTAACCAAGTCTCTTAGTTTAATATCATCTATAAACAAATGTCTTTTTGATATCATTCATAAAAATAATAAAGTAAATAATATTTATATTCATTTACATCTTTGAGCGAAATAATCAGTAGAACCAAGTGGATTTCCAGGAGCATACATATCTTGAGCTGTTCCTTTTTGCCATTGTTTAAGTAAATCATCAGCAGATTGGATATTACCATCATATTTGGGGAAACAAAGCATCTGATCCATCGGTGTTTCAACTAATGGAACATGATTATCTTTAGCAACCATTCTATAATTAACAGGAACACGATCAAATTCTTCAATTGCCTTGTCTTGTGGATCATAACATAACCATTCCCATCTATTAATACCTGTGCCTCTTAAAGTACAAGCAGGGTTTGATAATCTGGTATCTTCTCTTGGGGCAAGACATTTACGAGGATCTGGATTATTTACCATACATCCACTTGATTTTTCATAACTTCCTGGGAAATATTCTTGATTATTACACTTAGTTAATTTATAATTAATTCCAAGTAATTCACTTGAATCATCTACAGCTGTTTTCATCATACATGTATTGGGACCATAAGATTGATATCTAAGTGCAGGATCATCGGGCATTCCAAGACAATTATCGCAATCATTATATGGTCTGTTTAAAGAATATAAACCTGGTCCAATCGTTCGTTTAAGTTTTTCGGTATAACTACAAGAATCATAATTTAGTCTTGTATCATTAGGTGGATTCATTATTTGCCGATTCTTCTAATATTGTACTATATTTTTAAAAATCAACATTTATTATAATCCATTGGAGGTGGTTGGGGTATACTTCTATACATAATTGATTGACAAGCTGGTAAATGTAAAGCAGTTGTATCAATAGGTTCGGTTTTGTCATTCTTTATTATACCATCTTGTGTAGGAACATACATGTTATTTCCACATTTTGAAATATATCTGGTTTGTCCTCTTAATTCACTTTCTAAATCAACCATATTTCCTTTGATATGCGATACACCTGTTCCTCCGACAAATCCAAGTTGATGTCTACATTTATCAACATGTTCATAATTCATAGGTGATAAAATATAACCAAGTGTGCTTACATTATTTTGAAGATTTTGTTTATATGAGCATGTATCATACTTGCTTCTATTAAAACTCATTTTATTATCTATTTAATATAGATTTTTTATTTTCTATTACATCTATTGTATTTTTGTTTATTTACATATGAACGTGTATCTTCTCCTCCTCTTGTCCAGGAAGGTACAATATGATCTGGGTTCTGTACTTCTTTTATACAATCCAATAAAGGAACGAATTTATTCGTGGTTTTTTCCATGATCTGTTTGTTACATGTGGCTTGTCTTGTTTCATATGATCCTATTATTTCATCTGTAGAGGAATCAACAGGTTGAACTTTGGTATCAGAACCACATAAAACATCGAGTTCCATGTTAATGTTTCTACATTTACCTGTTAATTTGGGTCCACCGGCGAATATACGAGTGTATAATTGTACTGGACATCTATCTCTTGTCATAGATTCTTGATTATTTCTTAGAGAAGAATATATATCTATTAAATAATCATCAGTAACACCGTATCCGGTTCTTCCATGTAAATTTACATGATCATAAGACATAGAAGGGAAGCTTCCATATTCTTTATTTTGTTTTGAATTATCATTATAATATAAGGCATATTTTTCTATCTGATTATTATTATTATCTTTTGCATTTTTCCAACATTCGTCAGAGTTTATCTGAATATTAGCATTATACAAAGATGTCATCTGTATTATACTTACTCACCCTATCTTATTTTAATAAATAAAAAAAATTATAATCTCAAATCTCTGTGAATATTTATATAACATTTTAAACCATTGTTTTCTTTACACGATGGTCCTCTGTTATATAACCAATTTGCAAATATTTCTTGATCATTGGGTATTTTATTTACAGGGACTGTATAAAATTGTCTTTTAGACGAACCTCTATTATATATATCAGTGGCATTCAAAAACATACTACGTTCAAATATTTCATCAATGTCTTCTGCTGTTTGACCAGAATAAGAAGGACACGCACCGGATATATCATATTTATCATAATCTACTATTTCTATTAAATTTGGATTCATTAGCGGATTATTCTTTGTGGGTTTCACACAAATCATATTATCGACTACATCTAAGTCATGTTCATTCAAAAAAGCTTCTTTTACATCAAGTTGATATGTAATGTAATAATAATAAACTATTACAAGAATCATTACAAGAATTATCACAAGTAATATTATTCTGGAATCTTGTAATATTAACGCCGATACAATCCCTATAAAAATTGTAAGCCTTGTCAATGCATTTATTTTTTCATCAAATGACATATAATCTGTTGGTATTAATACTGGTTTTAATAAAACCGATATATCTTCTGTCCAAAACATTTTGAGTTTTTACACCTCCTTATCTATTTATTTAAAATTATTTTTATTCATTTGTTTCATTTTGATTATCCATTGCTTCTTGTTTCTTTCTATCATGAAGTTTCTTTTTCATTTTTTTGACTTGTGCCATTTTTTTCAAAGCACTTGTATTAACGGATGCTTGATGTCCTTTGGGAACTTTTTGATTTGCAGCCATATTTTTAAACATATTATTCATTCCTTTATTACCCATCATACTTGACATCATTTCCATCATATCTGCCATTCCAGACATATCTGGCATTTTTTGACCAGATTTACCTTGGCCTCCTAACATTCCTGGCATTGCTGAAGCAAACTTCATTACATCACTCATTATATTCTCTTGTTTTAATTCACCATTTGAAAGCTTATTAGCCATTTTTTGACTAACACTTGTGATAATTTCCGCAAATCCACTATTGGGATCCCCGATAGCCTTTAATACATCACCATTATTGTCAATTGATTTTTTTAATTTATCAACATCAATATCTTGCATAATTTCTTTTGCTAATTTTCCGAGAGTAGTTTCTTCAATAAAGTTCATATCAATTCCTGAACTATTTTTGACCTTTTCATCCTTTAATTCAAAAAGTCTTAGTAATACTTTTTTTGTACTTTCATCAAGAGTTTCAAAAACATCTTTATTATAATTTGTTTGTAATACTTTAATGATGTTCACACTGCTTTCTTCATCTATCTCTTTTCTAAATATCCAAAACACAGTCATAAAATGCAAAAATAGGTAATCATCATCAATAACTTCCGATATCTGGCCAATAGTAATATCTTTGAAAATTTTTGATTCTCCATTTTTTTGTATCCAATCACTATCCTCCACAAAAGAATCCCATTTTTCATCGGATATTTCAGAATTTACAAAATCAATATATTCAGATGATGTTTTATCCATCGTAGAATAATTTTCTTTTATTTTTTTCAAAATATCTGCAGCATTTTCCTTCTCTTTTTGTTCTTTACAAGAAGACTTAAGTCTTTTAATAAAATCAATATAATATTGATTAAATATGTAAGAAGAACTCATTTTTATATGTAATTTTATATTTAATTCTCTTTATATATATTTTTATATCAAATCATTAGCACGTTGTTTCATAATATCTTCCATTGTAGGGAGATTTTTTTTTCCAGACGCCAATTCATTTACAGATTTATCAGTCATGATAGATTCTTCTTTAGAATCTAAAAATCCCCATTTACATGTTTCATTATTTACAAACCCATCTTCATTAAAAGAAGAGAAATTATCAGAATAATTAGGATTCATACTAAATGCTAATGGTTCTCCGTTATCCTCTTTATTTATATTAATATCATTATCTTTGGTTTTAGTTTCTCGTATGTTATTATTAAATAATACACCTCTATTCGGTAAAAGAAGATGGTCAAAAACTGCTTTTCCGAACATATATTCTTTTGTATTTGTAATTAATAATGCTGGAACCGAATGTATTTTTGGATCAATTGCTTTATTTAAACTTCTTAATGTATCAATAGATACAAGTTTTACAACATTATTTTTATCGTGTCTTTTTATTGTTTCTAACAAAACTTTACAATGTTGACAATAATCACTGTAAAATAGAATCATTCTAAAAAAATAATTAAGTTTATTCTTATATACTTCCCTTATTTTTGTTGTAAAGTAAAATCATTATCAATTGGATATGTTTTATATCTGCTATTGGCTGGTCCTTGTGTTTTATTTAAATTATCCAAAAACATTTTTCTTACAATATCATGATTCTTTTGAAAAATTATATTATTAACATAATCATCATCATCAATAAAATGGTCATTTATTATTTTATTATATAATATATCAGATGTCTTTTTATCATCTTTCATCAAGTCATCAGTTGTATCTTCGAGATTAATATTTCCAAGATATCTTCTATATGTGTTTTCTTTATAAGGCACTGCATTTTTAACAAGATAGGTTATTCCATCGTTAAAAACATATCTTTCATCGATTTTACCAATCAATTTAACTGTGACAATATCAACTTCATTAGTAACCAAGTCTACATAATATAATACTTTAAGATGATATGCATTGACATGTACATTATTATATATTGCTATATCACAATCTATCATTATTTTCTCATTACTGTGTCTGGTTTCTCTATATTTGTTAATTCTATTTTGTATTATTTGATATTTATGTTTATTTAGCTTTTGTTGAATAATTTCTATCAGAGATTGATTGATTACAAAATGTTGTTCATTGATATCATCACACCATTCTTTCCATTCAATTCCTTCAACATATTTAATAATTTTATTGATGTCACTTGGGTTATGAATATAGCTTGTCAGAACTTCTTCTAAGATTTCATTATTATCTTCGCCATATATATTGTTTTGTAAAGGAACAGTGTGATGAAATATATCCTTTACACACATAATTTCTTGATCTGTATTGAAATAATCAGAAAACTTCTCATTCAAAGGAATTTTATTAAAGTATAGAAAAATACTTATAACTGTTGCAAAGAATATAAATGAATATATCAACGATTTATATACCATACTTCTTTAATAAATTAATATATTATAATAAAAGAAGAATTAAATGAATTTTAATAAAAGATTATTTACTGTAATATTATTGTATATTATCATTTTATTCATAATATTTTTAAGTAAACCCGCTATGATATTTGATGCCAACGGGAACATAAAACAGTTTAGTTACGAAGACAACAATACATCTTCTTTGATAAATATGGAAGTAGTTTTATGTATTCTTGCAGTATTTTGTTATTTTATAGTTATTGCTTTTGAAATGCGTTTTTCATAATAAGAAATAGTTTTTAAGTATTATATAATATCAATGGAACTATGTGGGAATGAAAAAACTTACCAAGAAATTGAAAAATGGATTAAAGAAGCTACTGTAGATTATAACAAAAAAATATCTTGTAATGATGTTATTTTTGTATGTGGAAATTCTGGTATCGGAAAAACATATTCTATAAAAAAAATATGTGAAAACAATAATCTATATATTCATTACATATCTTTCAATAATTGTTGTTCGTCAAGTGAATTGTCAGACCATATAACTAAAATAACAACATCATCATTACTACAAACACTATTGAATAATAAGAATCCGAAAATTCTTATAATAGATGATTTTGATTCAATTCTTTCAGCAGACAGAACTGTTAACAGTACATTGTTAAGTATTGTATCAGAAGGGAAAATGAAAAGGATACCTATAATATGTATTTCTTCAACTGATATGATGAAAAGGGTAGGAAATATTAAAAATAAATGTAAAGTTATAGAACTTGCCAATCCTACTAAAAATGATATTACAAATGTATTAAAAAAACTTCATCCTAATAATGAATATATTGATGAAATTGTGGAAAGATACTCAAGTAATTTACAACAATGTATTAAAAATATAGAAAACAATAATGGTAATAATTTATGTTTGTTTGACAATGTAGATGAATTAATAGATGTTAATATTCTTTATGGTGAAAGTTTTGACAGAAAACAAATTACCAAGGTTATTTTAACAGATCCATGGATTATACCGCTTAGATTTCATGAAAATATGATTATTGAATTAAAAAATAGAAAAATAACTGTAGCAAAAATTCATTCTTTATATAAAACATTTATCATTAATTTGATAAATTACGATATGTTAATGCATAATACTACTATGTCAAATTATATATCAGAATTATTTGCAGATATTATATATTCTATATTGATATTACCGAGAAAAAAGAATAAAAATACAACTATTGCAAGTTTTACTAAATTATTGAGCTTTATATCATTACAAAAAAAGAATATTAAAAAACATTATACTACATTTTTTCCATTATATCAAATAAATAACTATCATTTAAATATCACCAGAAATTATATACACTTTAATTAGATATATAATAGATTCTAATAAATGGAAGAAATACCTAAAGTTCCAAATGTACCAGATATTAATGATATTAATAAACCAGATTTAAATTTAAATAATGATGCAAAACCCGCAGCATATAATCCGTTTTATAATACTATGGATTCTATGAAAAATTCATTAGGTTCAGTTAGTTCATCTCTTGGTTCAATAAGTTCTATTCAAAATATAAACACAGAAAGTGTAACATCTGTCTTTAGTAATAAAATATATATTGGATTAATAATTGTTATAGTTGTGAGTGTAGTAATAGCTTACTTACTGTATTTATATATCACAAAATCAATATTCAACCAATCAAAAGTACTTATAGAAGGTACTAAACGTCCTATCGTATGTAATAAATTAACCAAGATTCCTATTAAAGAGTTTAATAAATCTGGAAATGGTAAAAGAAGAACTTTTACATTTTGGATATACATACACGATTTAAATAAATACAAGGGTTCTTACAAACACGTATTCCACATAGGAGAAAGTGGTGAAATTAAAAATGCCAGTCCTTACATTTTCCTTGATAAAAATGAAAATAAATTATATGTCCGATTTGCCGCTATCGACGATGATAGTATGGGTACAGATAACCGTTCATCTGTACAAAATATGTCAGATGATGTACTTTCAACATTTATGAAACAAGGAATTATAATACCATATATACCTATACAAAGATGGGTACATGTAGCAGTTGTTGTCAATGAAAATTCCAACGGCGGGAATATAATAGCATATGTAGACGGTGATATATCTAAAATAGCAACTACCGGTGATATATCTCAAGGTTCTAATCTCAATATCGCTAATCTTAATTTGGATAAAATGGGTGATTTATATGCTGGTGGTTCATTTGAAAGTGCATCAGGTCCAGGATTTTCAGGTTTAATTTCCAAAGTAACAATGTATAACTATGATCTTAACAATAAAGACATATATGATGATTATAACAAGGGTCCTTTGGATGGTTTGTTAGCATCTCTTGGATTAACTAATTATGGTCTACGTTCTCCAATCTATAAAATAGAATAAAAATATATTATAGTAATAGATTATTATAATATGAATTCATCTGATGTAGTTCAAATTATATTTGGAATAATGTTCGTAGTATTTTTAGCATTTATTGCATATATGATTTACAACAAAGAACTTCTGTATAATCTTAGTATTTCTGGAAACAATAAAAAAGATATTGTAGTTTTTGATGGAATTATGGATTTTTCCACAAGTAGTTATAATATCAATACATACAATAAATCTGCATCATCTTATAAAGATTTAACTCCTTCTATAAATCAAAATGGAGGAGCAGAATATTCTTACAACTTTTGGATATATATGGACAGAGGTAAAATTACAAGTTCTAATGACATAATTTTACTGTTAAGAGGTGATAAATTAAAGGTTCCTTATTTAAATAAAACAAATTGTCAATTACAAAAAAGCGACAATGGTTATTATATGATTAAAAATCCGTTAATAAGAATGAAATCCGATGGTTCTGCATTAATTGTGGAATATAATACTTTGACGAATCCAGATTCATATAGAGAATATGGAAAGAATGCTATTGATTGTTCTGTAAATTCTTGGTATGAAAAAAATAAGGGTTTACTTGGAATATATGATTTAAATAATTATGTATATGACAAGAAATGGTTTATGTTGACAATTGTTTTACAAGAAACAATACCTGAAAATGATATATTAAATAAAAATAAGACCGTTTGCAGAATGTATATTAATGGAATAAATGTATTAGATAGAATTGTAGAATCTCCTTATAATAATTCATATGGTTCTTCTGCGATGAAACACAATCGTGGAAAATTATATATAAATCCCGATAAAGAGTCTATAACAAATCCACAAGATGATGCATTAAAATTGGCAAACATGTCTTACCATAACTATTCATTAGAACCTTTAGAAATAGTCAATCTTTTTAATAAAGGATTTACTAAATCTCAAGCTGTAATATCTACTGATAATGAAGATGATTTACGATCTAAATATCAAATAGCTAATATAAATGATGATAATTTACCTATGCCTTTTTAAAGATTTTTATTTTTACACTTGTTTAATAGATATAAGATATTATTAAACATTAATATTTAATATGACTGGAGGTCTTTTGCAATTAGTTTCGAAAGGACAAATTGATGATTTTTTAATATCGCAACCCCAAATTAGTTATTACAAATATGCTTATAAACGTCATACTCAATTCAGTATGGAATCAAGAAAGATATTATTCAAATCTATTAATACAAGATTTACTACTAATAATACAAATATTATAGAATGTGATATTAACAGACACGGTGATTTATTAAGTAATATTTATTATTGTTTTACACTTCCTGATGTATATTCGTCTGACAAATATAGATTTAGATGGGTAAAAAATATTGGTAATGTTATTGTTAAAAAGGCTTCTGTATACGTGGATGGAACGGAAATAGATAAAATTACTGGGGAATGGATGAATATATGGAATGAACTCACCACTATAGATGATAAATATGATAATATGATTGGTAACGTTCCTGAAATATATGATCCAAAAAGAAGTAATGATCGTGTAACGATTAAAAACAACAGATTTATTTATTATTATTACCCAGATTCCACGAAAGAAAGTAACATTCCTTCGATAAAAAGTAGAGAAATAATTGTTCCTTTAAACTTCTGGTTCACAAGAACTCCAGCATTAGCTTTACCATTAATCAGAATGCAATTAAATACAGTTACCATTAAAATAGAAATAGAGTCTTCTGAAAAATTATATCAAGTATATTCTGAAGATTTATTGAGGTATGTTAGTCCCAATTATTACAATGAATTATATAATGATAACATAAATTTATATACATTTGTAAATAATGATTACACATTGAATCAATATATAGATGCTAATTACATTTTCTTAGGAATAGAAGAAAGAAATGAATTATGTATGAAACCTACATTAAAATATTTAGTAGAGCAATTAACAATCACAACAATGTCAAGTATAAAAAATTTGAATCCATCAAGTTACAAACTTTCATTAAATGTAAATATTCCAATAAAAGAATTGATATGGATATTTCGAAGAGACGATTATGGTAATTTCAACGAACATACTAATTATTCTCCAACGATACCAGAAACAAATAATGGAATTCTCGATAAAGCTACTATAAGATTTGCAAATCAAGAAAGAATCAATGAAAAACCTGCTCAATATTTTAACATTATACAACCTTATCAACATCATACAACTGTTCCAAAAAATGGTATATATTGCTATTCTTTTGCAAATTATCCTGAAAAAGAATTTTTATCAGGATATTATAATGCTGCATTAATAACATCTGTATTAGATTTTTATGTAAGAACAGATTATAATAATTCAGATATAAACAGATTATTAAATAAAATTGGAAAAACACCTTATGATTTTGATTACACGATTTATGTATACGGGAGAGGTTATAATATATTTGAAATAACAGGTATGCAAGCAGGAATGAAATTTGCTGCTTAATTGAAAAGAGTACATAACTTTATTTTTATGAAAATTTATAAAAGTTTTTATAAAATTCTTTATTTATCTTTCGTATGTACTCTTTTTCATCTCTTTAATTAAAGAACATGAATAAAATTCAAGAAATAAAATGAACAGATATTAAAAACCTTGGAAGAATAGATCCATAATATTCTTTTTATCTTATTATAAAATAACTATGGATCTAACCCTTTTTATAGTATTAATTATACTTGCAACTATAATTTATTATTTGATATCCAGTATTCAATCTCTTATCAAAGAAATTAAAGAAATTAAAGAAAAATGTATTCATACTAATAATTCTTCTAAAGCAGACTTTGATACAGTTACAGAAGATCCGGGTAAAATAATAAGTAATAAGGCTATACAGATATTAAGTAATATACAAAACCTTTTTTAAAATATGTCTAATAGTAAACAGATGAAACATCTTAGGTGTTTTTCTTGTAATAAAACAATATCAATGATTGACGCTATTACCAATAAATGTAGATGTGAAAAAAACTTCTGTTTATCTCATAGAATAGATCATGTTTGTTCATTTGATTATCAAAAACATTATGAACAAAACAATTCACTTGTAAAAATTGAAAATGAGAAACTCGAAAAAATATGAAAAATATATAAAGATAACATATATTATATATATAATTAAAAATGTTCCTATAGCTCAGTTGGTAGAGCGTCGTGCTTATGACGCGAAGGTCATGGGTTCAAGCCCCATTGGGAACACTTATTTTTCTTTAAAGCTTATATAAAAGTTGTATAAGTTTTCATCTAAATTATAAAAAATGATATAAATATTTATTTATTTACATTAAGAAAGAATGTTTCACAATTACATATTTGATTCTTCTGATCCTTCTGGAAAACAATCATTTGAAATACATGACATTGATGTATCAATTGTGAATGGTATTAGAAGAACTATTTTGACAGATATTCCTATTCCTGGAATTATTGGTGAAAAAGACAGTACAGTCAATATTATAAAGAATACCGGCGCGTTACATAATGAAATTATTTCACATAGAATTGGACTTATTCCAGTATGTTTGACAGAAGATGAAATTGAAAATTACGAAGATAATAGTATTAATATTGAACTTAATTATGTAAACAACAACATTGGTATATCTTCTGTTACCACTAATCATATTAAAGGAACCAAAGATGATAAACAAATGACACAAGTATATCTTGATAAAATCTTTCCTAAAAATCCTGTTACAAAATCACACATTCTTATTACGCGTTTAAAAGCAAACGAGGAACTTCATTTCACTGCATCTGTAGTGAAAAAAACAGCAAGATATAATTCTGCATTTTCTCCTGTATCTCTCGCTAATTTCTTCTATATTGTAGATAATGAAAAAACTACTAAAGAAATGGGTGTTCTTGATAGAGAAAGAGCTTATTATACTAATAAATATGGTGACGCTAATAGATTTCAGTTTGAAATAGAACCAATTAATCCAAATATCAGTTCTAAATTTCTGGTCAATAAAGCATTGGATATTATTATTGCTAAACTGAATAATATATCCCAAAATTTGATCTCTGGTAATAATATTGCTGTATCACAATATGAAGAATTAGAAAATACTTATCAATTTGTTATTAATGACGAGGATGATACTATTGGTAATATCATTCAATCAATCATTCATAATAAATATATTAGAGAAAATTTAACTCTCGATGATATTAAATGCTCTTATGTAGGTTATATTTGCCCTCATCCTCTCAAAACAGAACTAATTATTAGAATTACACTTGAATCACAAACAAATGTTAATACTTTCATAAAATTCCTGGATAAAAACTGCAATATGATTGTCAATGAAATTAATTATATTAAATCAGAATGGAACAAATTTATGTAAATAAAAAATTTATTTTTAAATAGTAAAAGACTGTTAATGGAAGAACAGCCTCTTATTTATGATAGAATAGAATCTGAAGAACTTGATGAAATTGAATATTTCGAAATCTTGACAGTTGAAGAAATTATCAAAGACAATCCTAATTTCAAAGCTTTTTCAAAAGAAGAAATATATGACGAACTCTTTGATTTTTTTAAAGATTCAAATAAAGCAAAAAATATAACAGAACTATTCTTTAAAAATGATAATAATAACACTGGTAATTTAGTATTTGTTGCAGATGCAAGCTTGAAAGATGATGTTAGCGATGATGAAGAATGTGACAATAATTATATTGATTTCATTGATAAAAAAAATAAAATATCAAAGCTACAATTTGGATTAGCACAGAAAGAAAATGACAAACTATTTTTATCCATTTTTTATGATAACAATTCTAAAAGACTAAGATTGAAACCAACTGTTACTACAAATATTGAAATGCATATTGATGGTGCCAAAAAATCATTTAAACTTCTTGATACAGATAATGTAAATATTCCTATCAATTCTATCTATTATAAAAAACCGGTTACATCTCAATCCAATTACATATCTTCAAAAATACTTTCAAAATACGATAAACCTACCAACATTAATCTTGTTAAAACAGATAACTTTACAAAATTAGATAAAGTCGTTAAATTAGCAAAGCCACGTTTTACTTCCATATTGAAAGATATTAATGTCAATGATCTTGATGAAATAAATTATTCTACAATTGATAATCTATTATCGCTTTATGATATTTCTTTTGACGATTTAAATGAATCCGAGTTTGTAGAACTTAACAATGAACTTACAAAACTTTTACAATCTAATGAATTTAAAACAAATTATAATAAACCAAAAATAAACATCCCCAATACCATAAACAAAAAATTAAACTTTTACAACAATATATCCAATATTCTTAAGTTTCTTAATCATAATACAGAAGAAATAGAACAAGCTATTATAAAACTACAAGATGAAAGAGTTAATATAAATTTTCCAGGATTAATATATAATAATACAGATGACATAATAAATGCTCTTGAAAACAATGACATTACACTCGAAAGAATATTGGAAAATATTAGTGATTATCAAAAACTTAATATGATAGATAAGACTATTAGATGTTTAAATGATATTTTAACAAATGATTTGGACAATACGACAGAATTGTTAGAAAATATTTCAAAAAAGGAAGAAGTATTTAGGAGAAACTATAGAGATATATATCCTTTACATTTTATTGATTTTTATAATGACATAAAAGAAATAAAAGAAGCTGATAACTTTGATGACTATGAAGGAATACCACCCATTTTTACAAATGAGCCAAATTATGAGGGTATGATTAAAAATGATAATATCGAAGATGTAGGTGTTAATAAAAATATATCAATAATGGATATTTTATCACTTCATAAATATAAAAATGCAAAAGGATTCAAAGAATATCTTGAAATAATCTTAGAACTATTTGAAAATATCAAAAATAGTTCTAAATTGACAATTGAATTTGAAATGCTTTCACATGAACTTTATAAAAGATTCTCTGGTGTTTCGACAAAATATGATATATTATACGATATCATTATGAAGAATAATTTAATACAATATAAAGAAAATATTCATGATTTTATCAAATTATCACCAAATGCTGTTTTTAATTTTATGGAAAATAATGAAATAACACCTTATCTTAGAGAATGTAATGAATTGTTCGTCAATACATTATTTGATATGATTTACAGAGGATTGACATGGTGGTCTATTCAAGTTCTTGAAGATTATTCAAATGAATTTTTAGTATTTGATGAAAATGATTTATTGGTAGAATATGTTGATAAATGGTCTTTATATGGTGTTCCATTGGATAAAACAGCAAGTGACGGAGTATTAGTTTATTTATCTGAAATTACAAAAGATATTTTAGAAGAAAAAGCAGAATATCTTGTTCCAAAAAACATACTAAAATCGTGTATAAAAATAATAGAAACTGATTATCAAAATGAAATAGAAAACTTGAAAATAAATATTCAATCTGTAGAAAAACAAAACAAAGGAAGAGAAACATACAAAATTCTAAAACATTCTCTTAAAGAAAATAAAAGCAATCGTTTATTAAATGATTATATAAATGCTTTATTGTATATGCCTGGATATAAATTCAAAAAAATACATAAATTTTTACTCGGATGTTGTTTACAAAAAATAGGTCCAGAATTTATACCAGACAGTGACTTAATAGCCATAAATCGCACAGATTTAAGAGATGCAAAAAATAAATATAGTGATAAAAGATATTCTATTAAATCTCACAAAACTATGTTTTACATTCCAAATGAAGAACAAGTAAAAGACAAAGTAGATTATAGAAAAGTGAAACTAAATTTTCAAAGTTCCGAAACAATAGATTTTACATCGTTTTTAGATAATACTGTAAATGCTCTTCTTCCAAAATATATTATTGATATGATAAAAGAACAAGGTGCGAAATCAATAGAACCTTTATATAATAAATATTTAGAAGTTTTTATCAAAACAACGGGTGTAAAAAACAACAATAACTTCGACAAACAAATAAAAGAAACTCCTTCATATTTAAATATTCTATTGCATTTAAATAAAATATTTTTCATATTAAATGGTAATGGTAATGGTAATGATAATGAAAAAGTGTTATTTAACGATGCAATAACGTCTATAATAGATATAAGAAAGCTTTTAAAACAACTATATAGTTTTCAAAATGATGAAAATAAATATGAAATAATGCATATTAAAAATTATATATTAATCAGAGCGTTATGTTTACCTTTTAATCCAGATACACCAGTAAATGGACTTTTAGTAGCATCAATACAAACAAAGGCAGATTTTGTCAAAACAGTTACTAAGAAGATTTATGGAGATTTATCAAAATATTTAAATAACATTTCAATGCCTACAATTGAAGATAATATTAATTTTATAAACAGTATTCGTGAAATCAATAAAAACAAAATACTTGATAAAATGAATACTTTAACACAGGAAGAAAGAAACTTATTTGAACAATTAAAAGGGATTGGTATCAAAACATTTGAAGACGATGAAGATAATACAAATGTTAATATTCAACCTCAAAATGATGATGAAGAGTTTGGCTTAAAAGAAGAAGAAGAAGATGATGAAAATATGGATAGAGAAGAATATGGATTCATTTATTCATAAAATAGATATAAGTGTATAAATAGATTTAAGAATAATAAATGCCTCGTAAATCAAAGCAACAGGATGCTTCTGAGAAAAAAAACAAGAAAAATCTCTTAAATACAATTGTAAAAAATGTAAATGCTAAAGAAGAACACATTATATTACAATTACCATTAACAAATAGTCATATTGAAAAAATTATAAATATTGATAAAAAAAAAGATATAAACTATGAACCAATTCCATATGAAAGAAATTGTTGTTATATAAACGAAGATTATAATGATATCAAAAATAATATAAATGAAGATAACCAAATAGAAATTCAAAAAGAAAATGAAGATATAATAACAAGTAGTTATTGTTGTTATTGGTGTTGTCATAATATTGATTATAAAATTTATGGAATGCCAATTCGTTATGACAACATAACGGGAACTTATTTGGTATATGGAACATTTTGTTCTTTACAATGCGCCAATGCATACAATTTTTCATCTCATAATGGTAGTGATAAAGTATGGGAGATTAATGGACTTATACAAATGATGGGAAAAAAATACGGAATGAATAATTATATTAGACCAGCTCCTTCAAAATACTTATTACAAATGTTTAATGGTAATTTGACAATAGAAGAATTTAGAAACATGCATAAAAATAATCAGACAACTGTTGTCATTAATGTACCACCTATGATTTCTTTACCTAACTCTTATGAAACTGTTAATACATCTTATTTAAAAAAAACATCAGAAACATTTTAATTTATTTTTACAGTTTATTTCATAAAAAATGATATAAAGAAATACACTTAGTATTTAAGTGTCTTAAGTATGACTACAGAATCTCTTGTATTTTCTCCATATCGCGTATCAACTATTACATGTAATGCTGATATTGGTAAAGATATCAATATTGATCTTAGTATATTATTTGATAATATTAATATAAAAGAAGATGGGTTTGTTTGGATTCAACATTTAAAAGATAACAGTGAAAATGTGCGCGGAATTAATCCTAAAAAAAAGAGAAAACCCAAAAATTCTTCAAACAAAAAAAACAGATTTGATAATCAAATAACAACAATATATAAAATGTCAACTGATTATTATCCTAATATTAAAATTTTCAAAAATGGAAATATTCAAATGACGGGGATAAGAGATGTCAGTCATCCTAAAATAATTATTGATATTCTCATAGAAAATATAAAAGATGTTTACAACATTAATAAAAACATTATTATTACAAACTATAATGATATTAATCCTATGGAAAGAATGATTTATTCAAACTTTAAAGTGAGAATGATAAACTCTGACTTTAAAGTTTATAAAGATTTAGAAATGACGGATAGATTTAATATCAAAAGAAAAGAACTGCATAATATTCTTATAAGTCATAAATATCAAAACAAAAGTAGTTTTCAACCTGGTGTATACCAGGGAGTAAAATTAGAATATTATTGGAATGACAATAATAAAGAACATAATGGTATTTGTAAATGTTCCGTCAATTGTTTTGGTAAAAATTCTGGTGCAGGTAATGGAAACTGTAAAAAAGTAACTATTGCCATATTTGAAAGTGGTAGTATATTAATTACTGGAGGAATAACATTTCAACAAATTGATGACGCATATGCTTATATTTGTAATATCATCAATGATAATAAAAATATAATCAAAAAAAATTCATCGGATATGATAATGAATAATCTCATTATTAATTAATTATTTGAAGCAAATTGAATTGTATTTCAAATCAGTGAAATTATATGTATTTTTATCAATTAAATTATTACCTGGTCTAACACTTGTAGGTATATGAGTTCTTGCAAGTTCATTGTAATGTTTTGAATAGTCAGTTGCTTCTGGATTTACTCTTTCACCGCGATAATCTTTTGCCCATAATGTATTTTCATAAGGTTGGTCACTTGTATATAATCCAGCATGCTTAGCAGGCACAGGAATACCTACATTTTCGGAAGGATCTAAAAAACTATAAGATATCATCTTTTACTTATGTAAAATATTTATTTTTTTTCCATTTTTTCCAAATCAACATATTTATCAAACCATTCTTTTCCAACTTGTTCTGAAGCTTTTTCAGCTGTTATTTGGTCATTTACTATTTTTTCTCTCATTTCTAAAAAATAATTGAGATTATTGTTATCGAAAGTAGGTCTGCTACACATATCAAATAACATTGGATATCTTTCCAAAAATTCAGGGTATTGCTGTTTTAAATATTCAGTTCTTTCCTCCAATGATGCTACGCCTGGTTTTTCAATATATTGGCGAATATGTGATACAATCTTACGAATTTCATCTGTTGTCATACCATCTCTTATAAAATCCTTTTCCTTGGAATTAGATTTTCTTCTTTTATTAGCACTTTCCATCTATTATAGATTTTACAATATTTTCTTATATATTTATGTAACTATGGATATATGAACCTATATAATAACTTATAATACTTAACATAATAGAAACAGAAGATGATTTAATATCATTCTCATTATATTCGAATTTACATTGGCGACCATATAATATAATAATTTCAACCATTAAAATTTTAAAAACAGCCAAATAAACACCATCAATTGAAAATAATATACCCAATATTACATTCACAATAACTCTAAATAAAACAAACTTAGTAATATTTGTCATATTAATGGTGTCGTAATTGATGATCAATAGGTTATCAAAAAAACTCATATCATATACACATTTGTAATATGTTATAAACACAGCAATAGAAATCGCATATATATTATAAAGGAAAAAATATATATTCATTTTTATTTATTAGTACAAAAATAAAAAAATGATATAAGATTACATCAACATTATAAAGCAAAGTTATATTATATAGTTGCTATGGATTGTGACGAAGCTATTTCTCATTCTATTCCTTCAAATCTTTATGAACTAATTCAAAAAACCTTTGAAGAAAAAAATAATAATCCGAATGAAAGCTACGCTAATAATTTGTTGAAGGTTTTGAAAAAGTATCACATGTGGCCTTCGCTTCAAATCAAAAAATTCAAAAATAATAATGATTTGGTTCTATTGCATAATTCATATTATGTTTCTGATGTCGAAGAACAGTTTAAAAATATTTATGACCAATGCAGAAGTGTAGTTCTCGACTTTTCTAAAAATATCAATGAAAATATTGTAGTATCTTATGCGAACAACATTCCCATCCGTATGGATATTAATGTTTATTCGAAAGATATTGCAGCTACAGATAAATATCAAGAAGCGTATGATGGTACAATGGTAACAGTATATTACTACAATAATGAATGGCATTTTGGCACATCAACTTGTACTGATATCAATTACTCAAAGTTTTCACATCCGACAAAGACACATGGCGAAATGCTAAATGAAGTTCTTATGTATATTTATCGTTCTCATTTCACTGATGAAGACTTGGCTTTGCCAAAAAATGTAATCGAACAAAAACTAAGGGATATCTTTACGTGTAATTTGGATACATCTTGTGCTTACGAGTTTGTAATGCTTCATCATGAAAATAATCATATCATCGATTATTCTGATATTTATGGCCCTGAATACAAATATCTTTATCACATCAATACAAAAAACAGAAACACACTAGAACTAATTGATATTAGCAACTGTCCTTATAGTAATATTGGGATTGTATATCCTCGATATTTCAATTCGATCGATGAAGCGTATACTCATATTACTACAAATAAGAGTTATGGATTCATTGTGAAAAAAGTTACAAACGATGGTATTAAACTATTGAAGATTTCTCCAAAAGAAATTGATTTCAAGGAAGAAACGGATCCTTGCAAACCAAATGTTTGGCACAATATTCTCGCGGTATATATGAAAAATAGAAAAGATTTTAAGATATGTGATTATATTAATCTATATGTAGGAGAACTTCAACTTCCCAAGGATGAAAAGGGTCGTGAAATTGACCCGACATATTTGGTTCATACTATGATTTCAACTATTAAGGATGTTCTATATAATCTATATATCGCTACAACAACTTATAATACAAAGACAAATCGATTCAAGATGAATAAGGATCTTGATATGCAATTTCCTCCAATTATTCGTTTCCACTTGGCTCAACTACGCCATAGACAACAGTATTATCATCAACGCGCTCTACTTCGCCCAACTGATGTATATTATTATATTTGCCAATGTAATAGCATCAAAAATATTAAAATGTTGATTCAATTCTTTGCAACAAGTATTGGATATAATATTACGGAAAGGTCTTCGATGTGCATGTCTATTCTTAATAGTTTGTTGTAAAAATATAAAAAATAAATATAAAGTTTTGTTGTAAATAAATTATATTTTTTTAAATATTGCCCATTGATTTAGGAAACTAAATTGTTTTTGTATATCATCGCCATCTAATTCAATTAAATCATTATATAGTCTATCTGATTCAGGTGTTTCTTTTTTCAATTTGTTAAATGTTTCTTCAAACATTTCAGATTTAACAAGTTCAAGATTATGTTCTCTTGCTTTTTCAATAAGTTTATTAAATGAAACTACATATTCAGGAATGAGCTTCTTTGTATTTTCAATGTATACATCTATCTTTCTACCATAATCGGCTTTATTATCCTTTGAATATCTTCTTATAATAGCCCATACAGGCATTCCGCTATATGATTCTGTTTTTAATTTAATACCTTCTATTTTATCACCACCATTCTTCATTATTTCACTATTTACTTTTTCTCCGTTCATAAAAGTGCAGAAGAATACTCCATCATGTTTCAAGTTTTCAGATACATTACTCAAAAATCCATTTAATTTATCCTCACTTTCAAAGAAATAATGTATAGCAAACATACATGATACAGCATCAAAACCATAAGCTCCTTTACCAGTTACGTGTTTCAAATGTTTTTCATATGTATGTTGTTTATTCATCACTATTTTTAACATTTTTTCACTATCTGTATCGTTAATAGATTTAGCACATTCTCCGTTACGAATAGGAACAGAACAATCTCCTGCTGTAAATACTATGTTAGGGAAATATATATTATCTTGAACCTTTCTCATAAATTGTTTTCTTCTTCTCAGCATACGCGAATATCCTCCACTTACTGGATTGTATATGTTATGTTTCACAAAATCAATTCCTAATATAAAATTGTATCCAGAATCTATCCATCTGTTCATATCACCACCATCTCCACAACATAATTCTAATAAAGAACCCTTTCTATTAGTAGCATTCATATAAAGATATCTTTTGATTCCTTGATTATGGAAATTCAACATATGAACTGATAGTAAATTATCTCTGGGAATATTTCTTGAATAATAAATATCATCTGATTCTAAATCTTCTACATTTTCTTGTATTTTCATTTCTTCATTTCCCATAATCATAGCCGATGTTACTGGATTATGAATAGATCGCCAAATATTTAAAGCTACTCCAAAATCATTCGCAGTTTTGCTAAGTATTCCTTTTTGATATATTCTTGTTTTATCCTCTCTTACTCTGATGGGTTGCCATCTTTCATTTACTGGTGTTTCATTATTTTTGTTGTATCTAAACTCTATGATACTATTATTTTCTATTTTATCACCATTAATTGCTCTTAATTCACCTTGTGAATCAATTTTAACATGTGCTATTTCAATACCAGGACTATAATATTTTTTAGGTTTGAATAAAATGGGGACATAATTAGATGATTTATTTTCGTATTCTTTTGAAAACTCTTTATCGTATCTTATTTTCAACGCCGTTTCGATATTAAAGTCTTCCCATTGTGAAGCATTATATCCAACATATAATTTTACCTCTTTATATTTAATTCCATTTTTAGTAATAGTTTTTCCAATATTAATTAAGAAGTCAATGGTATTCTGTTCATCTGGTTTCCATTTAAATACCCTATCCCATTTGACATTATCTGTTATTTTTACTGGTTTATTTGTATAATAAGAATATACAGCCAATTTAGCAGGTGTAAATATCAGCCCGTCTATTTCATATGGAAATGATTTAGGATTCATTAAAATTTCTTCAGAGTCTTTAAGAACATTTTTGGAATATTTGTGTTCCTTGACAATGAATTGAATATCACCGCTTGAAATATTATTACCAAATTGTTGTAATGCCTTGTACCTTGAATTTTTATCATCAATTAATGGCCAACTTGTGATAAGTTTATTGCCGATGTAATAAATATCAAAAGCAGCATACATATCTTTACTATTTCCGTCGGTTCTTTTATTACATTTGATAAATTCACCATCTACCAAACTATTATGATAAGCTGATGATACTGACATTCCAGTATATTCAACATTTAATGAGTTATTAATAAGATATATTTGACCACTTCCATTGACGTACATTAATATTCTTTCACCATCCGCTTTTTCGGTCACTGTATATTCTGATAATATACTTGTTGCACCATATATTTTTGGATCAATCAAGTTTTCAACTTCAAGAGTAACAGGTTTTGGAGCTATTAAATTAATATTATTATATCTTTTGTTGTAAGTACTTACTTCAATATCTCCTTTGACCATATTATGATATTCATTTAATACTTTTTTCTGCTGTTCTTTCGTAATAATCATATTCGAAAGATGAATAGCACGCATTAAAATCACTATTTGTTGTATGATGTTAACATTTGGATTAGTTATAATAACTTTAAAATCATATTGTTGTTCTTTTCTCAACACATTAGATTGTTTCATAGTATAATAGTCTTCGCTTGAAGACTTATAAATATTTGCAACAAACATTATAGAATCGTCAAGATAATACTTTATTTGTTTCATCATTTTATAATGTTTCGAAATATCATCCCAATTGTCTGGGACTGATATTTTATTATTAGAATATAAGGAAAATGATATGCTATCGTCAAATAAATCACTAATTTTATCACTTAATACAATATTTTTTCTGTTACATATAGAATCTTTATTGTGACTATCAGAATGACAATATTTTATAATGTTTTGCATTCCAGAAATAAATAACTCTATATTTTCTGTTGATACACAAAGACATTCCTTTTCAATTATCTCCTTATATTTCAAAGAATTGAATGTATTGGTGAAATTAATGAATTCTGCTTCTGTGTATTTGCCACCATTACTATTTAGAGTTATTTCCAATACATGATTTTCATCGATTTGTTCTTTGCATTTTTCTATTATATCAAATATTGGCAGTTCCCTACTTAGTTCCATAGTGTTAATCTATATTATATATACATATATAATCATTTTTTAAATATAGATTCTGTATATATAAAAAAATGACTTACTATTAGATATAAAAGGATAAAATGTCTTCGGATTTATTTATACCAATCAAGTTCAATACTTCTGTCCAATTAAAACCAAAAGAAATTGGCTCAAATATTGATGAGATTTTGCTTTTAAAAATAAAAAAAGAATTAGAAAATATGTGTTCCAAACACGGTTATATTAAAAATAATAGCATTAAAGTTATTAAAAGATCTGCTGGACAACTTGTGGTCACACATTTCAATGGAAATATTTCTTATAATCTTCAATGTATTGCTGAAATATGTAATCCAGCACAAGGTTCTATATTGAAATGTCGCATTAAAGCAAAAAATGCATTAGGATTACTGGCTGAAGGTTTTTATGATAATATTCCTATTTTACAAATCATTATTCCTAAATTATCTGCTGGTATTAAATCTGATATTGATATTGAAAAAATAAAAATTGGAGAAGAAATTAATATAGAGGTTTGTGGCAAAAAATTCTTGTTATATGATAAATATATTTCTATTATTGGAAGAGCTATTAACAATAATGTCGAAGACATCAAAAATGTTGTTGAAGATGCAAGTGAAACTGAAGATGAAGATAAAGCAGCGACTGAAGATGATAATATCAATGATGTTCTTAACTTTGAAGATGACGAAGAAGAGGAAATGAAGTCTAATTACGAATCAAGTGAAGAAGAAGATGAAGAAGATGAAGAGTTATCAATTGATGAAGAAATGGAAGATGATATAGATGAAGAACTTGAAGATAAATTTGAGGATATAGAAGATGATTAAACTGATATAAATATTAATCAATATATTATATTTAATGGACGATGATATTTGCAAATACATTCAATCCAATATAGATAAATTATGTCAAACAGAAATTGATGAAATATTCAAAATACTATATAAACATAATTGTGCTTATACGCAAAACAACAATGGTGTATTCGTAAATTTAAATTGGCTTGATGATAAAATCTTAAAAGAAATTAAAAATTATATTACATTTTGCCTTCAATCACAAAATGAAATAAATAAATATGAAAAAATCAAAAATACTATTTCAGATTCATTGATAAATAAAGAAAAATTGGAAGATGAAGATGATAAAATAGAAGATGTTGATGGTACAAATACGAAAACTGTCATAAATAAACAACAAAGAGTTTCTTCGAGCTTAAAATTTTATTTATTGAAAAAAAAATTTCAAAAAAAAATTATTTTACCGAATAACAACTATAACAATTCATTAACACACGAAGAATATATATTATAAAAAATGATAAAAGCATTACACCTTTTTATTATATAAATGGATACTGAATTGTTTAATCAACTACCTAAATATGATTTACAACTATTAGAAATAGATGACAGTGAATTGCAAAATAAATTTACACAATATGTTGAAATAGAATGTGTAAAACAAATTACACACCCGTTAATGGCTGTAAAAACCGATTCAAAAAGTAAGAAAAAACCAATAGAATTTGGTTCAGAAAATTGTCAAATAGATTGTGATTATTTTAGAGAAAAAATAATTGAGTTTATTTCAATTAAAGAGTTCCAGACTGTATTTGGTGTTAAAAAAACTGCTGAAATTATGAATGGTATTACTGAAAATAAATGGAATAAGTCACTAATACTGTTATATTCGTTCTTGTTTGACATGTCTTTCGTGTATTTAAAAAAAGATGTGGTGTTTGATGCTTCCAAAGTTTATACTAAAAAGGTTTCTATTTAGGTATATATTTGGGATTCATTGTAATTCGTTTTGAACTTATTAACAATTTTAGTAGATTATTGCAATTTTCTACCTTTGTCCCTTTTTTATCATTATTCATAAGTGATAATAATGATTCTTGTGTTGCTTTTTCGAGAGTAGAACATTCTCTTCCAGTTTTGACACCATTTCCTTTTCCTGGTGTGAATATTTTGAAAATATTCTTTTTACCTTTCTTGCCCGGTTGAGTTATAAACCCCCAAGGCTTTGTTTCAATCTCCATATTTGGTATTTCTCTACGTAATACACGATTTGATATTAATTCGTTGTATTCTTTGTCCGTCAAATTCCTATATTTACCATCAATATATAATATAGGTTCAAAATCATTATTATATATATTTACATACCCTATGTAATCATTTGTATTGTTAGTACTGATTTCAGTTTTGGAAATCAAAACTCCTGCCTTAAATAAACATTTACTTATAAATGATAAAGTTTCGTCTACATCTTTTTCAATAATATCCTTTGCAATTTGTATTAAACAATCAGAATCTAATGATAAATATAATGCTACAATTGCTTCTTCTATTGGTTGTTTATTTATTTCATTGATTTCTTTCATTGAACACTTCTTTTGAGTTGTTTCTACTTTTTTATGCTGTTGTGTTAATTTGATTTTTTTTGTTTCCTTATTTTGTATTTTTATAATATGAATACCGTCATTATGAGGTGCTAATATATATCCATCTATTAAAGTTCTTGGATAGACAGACTCGTCTATAGCTTGATAAATGATTTTTTTATCAAATTTAATAGTTAAGAAAATATCATTAGGGATAAACCAGATATTCTTTTGAATGTTTTGAATAATAATTTTTTTAATTCTATTTTGAATCAATGGAATGAAATGTTTGTAAGTTTCTTTTCTCATACCTGTGTATTTTTTGGGTACAACGTCTTTACATGTTGGTTTAAGATTTTCTTTGTCACCAAGCATATAATTTATTTTATTATTTTGAGATGTGGTTATTTTCATTTCTCCAAGTTCAAAAAGACTCTTTGGAAAATAGTTCAAGTTCTTCATAAGAAAACAATCAACTGCATTATCTCTTATTAATTTATCTATTGTATTGATTTCCAAAAATTTGACAGATGCGATTCTTAACGCATGAATATCAGCAGTTTCTTTTTCTTGATTTTCATAACTTGCATACATAAATACTGTTACATTTCTTTTTTCAATTGGTAACAATTGATGTCTACAATTACGTATTCCTCTACCAATTACTTGTGTAGATTTATTAAAATGAAACCAAGGCTCCATAATATGCATTTCACGAACATTATAAAAACTCAATCCTTCACTTGCTACCGGTGTCATTAAAATAACCTTTATTTGAGAACCATCAATATTGGCATCACTGTTTATTTTTTTGATAAGTTTATCTATTGATGTATTTCCCATCACTTCACTATTGTCACTTGATAATATACAGTATTTTGGTGATGTTCTTTTATTATATTTAGGTGCTTCTGGAATGATTTTGGCATTCTTTAAAATATTGGTAGCACCTTCTCTATTAAATCCCATATGTTCTAAACAAATAGCCATTGGTATTACACCAGACCATATGTAATTTGAATAAATTACTATCACACCTTCTGTATTTTTTATTACATTACATATATTTAACATTTTTCCGGACACTTTTCCAAGATTATCGTCGTCTGGATATAATGCATTTTCATATTTTTTATTATAATTAACGTTTATAGTATTAGCTGTATCAGTTCTTGTAAAAAATGTATTAAAACCTTTCTCACTATTAAAACCATCATATACTATATTCATTGGTTGTGTATTTGTTAGAATATTAGTATCATTAATATGATTTGATAAATATTCTTTTTGATATTTACCTAATTTACACAAAACTATACTGTCATCTATATTAGATAACCAATTGTCAAACTTTGCAGGTATTTCTTTACCATTTGAATCAACTTTAATTTCTTCAGTAAGATATTTGACATTATTATAAAAATCCTTTGGTGATAACTTTAGTGCAAATGTAAAAGGATTTTTCCCCCTTAAATAAGATACATAATTACTACTTAATAATTTAATTAATTTTTCACCATCACTATTTAATACATTTTCATCACTAAATAATACAGGAAAAGGCATTTCCAAAATATTTTTTCTTTTATCATTCAATACCAATAAATAAAATAAATATAATATATCATCTACTTTATTATACATTGGTGTAGCAGATAATAAAACAAATCTATTATTTATACCTTCTTTAGCTACATGCACTAATGCAGAATAAACCTTTTTATCAAGATTATCATTCGAACGAATATTATGTGCTTCATCTATTATAATAACCTTATCTGTTATACTTCTGTTCTTATCAATATATTCAGTTTGTATAAATGATGCAAACATTTCATACGTGAATATTCTATATCTTGATTTAATTAATTTTCTAATATTTTGTTTTACCTTATCACGATCACTATTTCTCATCACTGATGCAAGTTTTACATATAAATCACCTGTACACTGATTCTTTAAATCTTCAAAATTGTCAAAGAGGTTAAAAATTTGTTCTTTAAACCCTTGTTTCAAAGCCTGTGGCATTATTACCCATATTTTAGGTTCATCCTCAATATTATGAGATGATAAAAATGTTTCTGCCAATGTAATAGCAGAACATGTCTTTCCAACGCCGACACCATGATATAATAGAATACTTTTGTAAGGTGTTCTTGTAGATATATAATTACTTACAAAATATTGATACAGTGTCTTCTCAAATTCTCCACATAATTCATTAGACTTGTCATAATAATCTTCCTTACTCTTAATTTGATCGTATTCTGGAACCTTATATAAATAATATTCATATAATTCTGCTATTTTAGAACTAAAATCTCTCTCATTCAAATCCGGATAATGTTTATTGCTTATAGGTAGATTTTCGTTTTTAGTTTCAACTGTCTTCGATAACATTTCAGTGCATATTTTCTCTACCTCTTTTAATAATTTACTATCAGATTTTAATGGGTATTTGGTTATTGGATTTTTGTTTTTATGTTGATTCCAGAATAAACAATCTTCAAGTGTTAGATCGCGTTTAAGTAACCTATTTTTAACATTATCTGGCATTATCTATTTATATATTATACTATCTTTTCTAATTCTTTCAAAATTTCATAAGTTTTGGAAACTATTTGGTGTCTTTCCACATTATGCTGTTTAATGTGCTTAATTGTGTCATTATAGTTAAACCATTTTAATGCACGAACTTCTCTTATTTGTTCCAAGCAATTTTTGTCAATTTCTATTGACACATTGTTATTTTTTAATTTAGCAATATAATATTTATGCTTATACAACACATTGTTAGTACCATAAAAAATTTCTTCAAATGGTGTAATATGTGATACTATTTCTATATCAGTTGGAATCATTCTGGTTTCTTCACAAAACTCTCTAATTGCACAGTCTATATCACATTCTTTTAATTTACGTCTTCCTTTTGGAAATCCCCATTCTTGTTCTTGATCAGATAATAGGTAACTGCTTTGTAATAAAGAGTTCAATATACTATTATTCTTTAGGTAATCAAACTTGTTCTTTGAATCAATATATTCAGACGTTTGCTTAATATTAGAATTATTATTTTGATACCAAGCATAATTCCATATATCATCAAATGAATTATTAATTAAAAGATTCTTTTCGTTCTTTGTCATGGATGTTATCAATTTCTTGATATATGATATATTAGATGCTTCATATTTTCCTCTAATGAATTCCATAAATGATAAACTATCTTTACGCTGAATCATTAAAAAATTGATTTCTCTTTTCGTATTTACTTTGTAACATATAATACCAAAACTCATTATTGGATGTAGACAATCCTTATATAAATGGCCATTTATACCACAGTTTCTACACGTTTGTGGCCTTGAATTCTGTTTCCTTGATTCTGTGGTAAATTCTTCTCTACCTTTCATTTAATTTATTTAATATAACATATCTTTATTTTATATGATTTGAAATGTATGTAACATTTATGGTTGGTAAAATTGGTTCACATTCCCATAAATGTGTTTTAAGATATGTCCGAATAGCATATTTAACGGGATAATAATGGGTCATTCCTTTTGATTCATCTTCCATATATTTCATATATTGTTTGGAAAGAAGTGCTTGACTTTGCTTTGGTAATACAACTAACAATTGAAAATTACTATCAATATTTGCAAGTTTTTTTTCTAATATTGGTTCATTATTTCCAGTAATATAATTTGAAATATCTCTAATTGATGGAGGATACTGATAAGGATAATACCATGTATTATCAATATCTTGTTTTTTATAATAAGAATATGTCCAATAAATTCCATAAATATAGTTATAACAAGCGTTATGAATTACCGTTGAATCATTGATAATATTTGAATAGAATAGATTTTTATAATAAATTATTCTCCATTTGCTAATATCCGCATATATCTCGTATGCAAACTTCTCCTTATTTTTGATTCCATATAATTCACTTGGTTGTGTTTCCATATTGACTGTATTTCGAATGTACTTTTCTGTTTCTTTGAAAATTTCGGTATCTTCGTTTTCACCAATTTTTTCAATTATTTCTTTAAGAGTTTCGTAGTTAATTTTATCTGCTGTAACAAGCATTCCATTGTTTTTGATAGCATTTCCAGTGTGATAAACTAATCTCTCAAGTCCATTTGATTTAAATGTTAACGTCAATAGATGTGGGATAAAATCATTTCCCATCAAAGAGCACATTACACAATACGATGCTATGATTTCATTAGCTTCTTCTGAATAAATGTCCTTTGGTATCTCAAGATTCCATTTATCAATTAATTCTTCGATAATTGCATTTCGAAGATTTTCAATACTTACATAAATAATGTTTGCATCTTCTCGCATTAAATATATATTTCTTTTATTGCTAAGTAGTGATAGTATAATCAAATCGGCATCTAATCCATTGATTACTGTAATTTGATTGTCTTTTACATATGTAAATATTTTGTGTTCTCCTTCACCTTCTTTATCGCTTCCATTGTATATAATATTTTTTTGCTTTTTTAAATATGTATTTAATTTTTTCATAAATGTGGTACCTGGTGTAATAGCATTTGTGTCCCATTTTGATTTCACATTATCAATTGTATTTCTATATACAGAAAGATATCTTCTTTTTCTTTGTTGTATCATTTTAGCAACTGGTGCAACACCATCAACACAAACAAGCGTTTTTTTCGGTTGAAATTTTGCGATATCATGATTAATTTTTTCATATAATTTAGAAATAAGTTCATCTTCTGAGAAAGACTCTGTTTCTAACATTTTTTTGCATACAGGATGAATAACACCATTAAAATCAAGACAGTATAAATCTATATTTTCCGGAATGTTTGTAGAAATAATATTGTCATATTTTTTTGTCAACGTTGAAAAATAAAATGGAATCCCCATAATTTTAAATATCTAAAATATCAAAATCATTTTTTATTTTTCTTTCTATTGAAGTAGATAAAGAAAAATATATAAGTAATGTCATCGTTTCTTGATTTATTCATTGGTTCTGCGCAATCTAAATACGCGAGTATCGCTATTCTTTCAGCCATTTTTATAATAAGTATGGCTATATTATTCAATACTGGTATGACATTTGTCGACCGTATTTCCGGAATACTATTCATACTATACATTTCCGTATTCCCCATCGCCCTTTCTCTTTTTGAATTAACTTGTTTAGTAAATGGGGATGCCAATAATGCTTATCCATTTTGTGGAATCTATGCTTGGATAATAACTGTTATGTTAATTCTTTACTGCGTTGTAATAATATTCTTTGTCCTAAGCTCAATGTTCCTTTACAAAAAAGCGATGGATAAAGTAGATGTTGATCAGGCCGTAAATCAAGTTTCCAATGCGGATGCTAAACAAGTTGCTGAAAACATGATGAATATGGAAGATAACTTAGCTCCCATTGAATCATCAAATGTAGCTCCCGCACCTACTCCCGCACCTACTCCCGCACCTAC